CTATAGACTTAATTCATCTATTACATCAATAACTTTATCCTTCATTCTATTTGTGACATGGGTATAAATCTTCATTGTAGTTTCGCTATCTTCGTGACCGACTCTATCCATAATTGCTTTTAGCGGTACACCTTTTTCGGCTAAATAACTGACAAGTGTGTGTCTAAAAATGTGTGAACTTATCGGTTTATTAATAGGATGTTCAAGACGTTGGTTTGCTGCTTTAATAGATTCATTGAACGAATTACGTTGGATAGGTACGCCACGGTTTGTTACAAAAATATAGCTACGGTCCATAGTAATCCAATTAGGATTTAAGCTTTTATTTAAATCTCGAATCTTAATAGCTTCATCTAATATTTCTGATTCACGTTTTGATAACTTATTGCTACGATAGCCAGCAGGTGTTTTGGGTGGTTCTTTTTTGGCTTTCTTGTATCCTTGGACACTGTCTAAAGTGCCAAAAATATCTACAAAATTATCGTCTTTACGATAGTTAATATCTTCTAAAGCAACGACTTCACCAATACGTGCACCATCTAAAAATAGAAATTCGGCAATCAGTGAATTCAAGTAAGTCCGTTTCGTGCGTCGTAATTCATTAATTAATGGAATAAGTTCTGTTTCAATTTCCAGGTATTTATTTTTGATTTTTTCATAGTCTTCAATGGTTAGCACCTTTTTAGGAAGTTTAGCTTGTCTTGCTGGGTTGGTTTTAATGTGATTAAGAGAAACAGCATAATCAAATGATTGATTTAATATTGATTTAACACGTTCAAGTCTTGGTCTTGATAATTCAAGACCGTTTATAAATTGTTGAACATAATAAGTATCTATTTTAGATATTTTGACATCAATACCAAAATTTTCTCTCACATACTGAACATTACTTTTTAGCGAGCTTATAGAAGTGCGCCTAAGTTCTTTTTGGTGGAATTTCCACCAGTTGTTTAAGACATCAGTGTATAAAACTTCGCTTGAATTTAGCTCTTGTAAGATTGCAGCAATTTTTTCATCAAGTATTTTTTGAGCTTGTTTTCTTATGCGAGGAGTATCTTTTTCCATCAATACAGACGCTTTCTTCCACTTGCCTGTATATGGATCTCTGTATCTTTCGACAAAATTAATTTTTCCACTTTTATGATTTTCTGACCACATTTGTTAATACCTCATTTCTATGGTAAAATGGGTATAGTAAAGAGGCCTACAGTATGCAGGTTTTTACTATACTTTTTCATTGTCTCTACACTCAATTTTTGGCGAAGGCGAGTGTAGAGATTTTTATTGTACTTTTTTAGTGAATGTGTTAGAATATAATTAACAAAGATAACTTGTGAAGGATTAGCTCTGGGTTCCCGAATGGGAGTAGGCGTAAGCTTAGAATTCCTATGACCCTGGGGTTATCTTTTTTTTGTTACTAAAATACTGTTAATGATGTCAGAATCAATTTTTATTTTTTCCAGTACGAATTCAACTAGTTGCTGAGAATACCTCCTTGTGACGCCGAATTGATAGCAATATCTATTATCTTGTTTTAAATTGTAGAAATCCATAATTAAATTTAGTGTATACTCATTAAAACCTTTATCTCCCTTGACTGTCTGATAGTTGAAGGAGATTTTTTTAGTTTGAAGTTGCTTATTAATTGAATCAATGACATTTTTTCGCGTAAGTTTATATTTATCATTTGGATCCTGCAGTTTAGTAATTATCTTTGCAGTTGTATCAGACTCAGGAGCGATTGCATAAGTAAAGTCAGCTTTGGCTTTATCTTTTATTTGGACAAATTCATGTCTGATTGGAATAAATAAATCATTAGATGAATTATTAGTTGCTAAAAACTCCAATTCGTTTTTATTACTAATTAAACGTTCAGCCATTTCTTGGGAATATTTTCCACGGATTTCTTCATTAGTTAAAACATTTAAGTTTACAGAAAGAGTGAGAAAATTTTGCGCAATATGGTCTGTGACATCAATATTATGAAATCTTTTAATTTGTTCTGAAAAATTCAATACGCAGGATTGAAAGAACGGAGCATAGATTGTTTCGTACTCTTCAGTAATGAAGTGAGTACTTGTGTTTCGTAAATCTATAATTTTTTCTAGGTTGATTCTCAAAGGTTGTTTTTTATCAGTGTAAATTTTTCGAATTGCATTTTCTAAACTAATTGTTCGATTGCTACCAGGAAAGTAAATAGGAACCCCTCTATTTAATAATTCAGCCTTTAACATCAACTCCCAAGCGTTGCAAATAAAGAAACTAAAGCCTTCAATCCGATATTTAATAGTCGGCTTATTATAGATTTCAAGCCCCATGATAAAAGCTTCAATACTTTTATCGACTAATCGTTTTGCTAAATTTTCCATGCTATCCTTTCTGAAATATATTTAGTTTCATCCATGTGTTCTCCTAAAAAAACTTAATAATGTTTTTTATTCTCCTCAATCCATTTTTCGATTTTTTCTAATTGTTCATCAGTTAATGGATTGTTATCGATATGTTCAAGTAGTTCTTGAACAAGTTCCCTAAAATGGTTAGTCATAAATCAATATCCCTTCTAACTGTTTAGCTTAAAAAGAACATTTGTACGTTGTTAGCTTTAATCTTCTAAACTATAATCATTTACTGTAATTTGAATAGTTGAAAAAGTTTTATCTGTTGTAAATTCAAGATTTCGTTTCTCGTTAGCAGCCCAGTTATTTTCATAAATTGGTTGAGTATCAACGGTAGTTCCTTGATCATCAATTAACTTGATATTTAGAGATAAATATTCAAAATTCAACTGAGTAGTATTTTCAGCAGTAGCAGTATAGATATAATATGAAGCAGATTTGTCTGAATTCGCTTCATCCAATGTAAATGAGAGAGAGTCGGCAAATGATTTTATTTTATCTTCATTTTTGTTCTTTGTTTGAACTTCTTTTCCAGATGCTAACAATTCGTCTAAAATACTTTGGTTTTTTTCAGACACTTCAATTTTTTTGATATCATTGATTGCAATTAATTTCGAAGTTCTAGAATCATAATGTTTTTCCCAATTATCATAAAATGAATCTGAACCATACGTTTTAGCAACTTTTAAACCATTTTTTAGTTCATTTATATAAGCTAAAGCAGCTTCTTTAAGTTTGCTATCTTTAAATTTAAGATCTTGATATTTTTCAATAACATCAAGCTCTGTCTGAGTAGCTGTTTCGTATCCTTCTTCAGTCATTACAACGTCAGCATTTGCTTTATCATTAGTATATGTCCATCTGGCATCTAATGCCTTTCCTAAATCAGTAACAAAATCATTATCATAATATTTCACTTCTTTTTTGGTTGATGTTGTTCCACAGCCAGCAACAATAATACTAACAAATAATAAAGATATTACTAAAAACATTCTTTTCATTTTTATTTCTCCTATAATTGATAAAAATTATTTACTTTTAAAGGTTCTACCGCAGTTATTACAGTGCCAGTTGTTTTTTCCGTTCTTACCGACAAGTCCAAGTAGGACGAGTGGCCAAGAAATTAAAAATCCAATACAACCAACACAACCATTGAAATTTTTTCTGTCCTGATTCATAAACTGAATATTAGTGCTTCTGCAATATGGACAGCGTTTAGCAAACAATCCCATCTTTTTTTCTCCATTCTCCAGCTTTTTGTGTGGTTCAGTTATTGCACATATTAGTAATTATTTTTCAGAGTATTTACCAATGACTTTCCCAATAACACGGAAGTCGCTGTCAGCATCAATTGGAATATCTGGATATTTAGATGTATTAAAGCTATGCAAAAATGCATGATCATCTTTTATAGTAATTTCTTTTATATAAGCATCGCCATATAATTCAAATACACCAACATCACCGCTGGATAAGTCAACAGAAAGTTTTACAAATACATAGTCACCAGAATGATATTCTGGTTCCATTGAATCACCGTAGACAGGGACAACAAAATCTGCGTCATACTCAACAGGTAATGTAATTGTTTCTTTTTGGACTTCGCTTAAAAATTGACCAGTACCAGCAGATACTGCATTGTCATAGTAATCATATTCTTGTTCTATACGTGAAACAAATTCCACAACAGTATCAGATACTTCATTGCTATTTTGTTCATTAAGGAGACTGTTTCCGAAATTAATCCATTCTTTATGGTTGTCTGAATGCAATTCCTTGTCAAGTTTTAAAACTTCATCAGAAACTGTTTCAACAGTTTCTATTTGTTTTTCCTTGAAATAAGAAACATCTACATTAAAGAAGTCGGCTAATTTTTGAAGATACTCATCTTTAGGTAACATTTTTCCGCTTATATAACGGCTAATTGTTCCTTGAGGAATACCAGTAGCAGAAGCGATTTGAGACTGGGTTATTTTCTTACTACCAGTATTTTGGAGAGCCTTAAGGGACTCAGACAGTTTCGCCATTTGCAACTTCTCTGTATCGCTGTATTTACCTCTACCTGCTTTCATAATTCACCCCCTCAACATATTATACTTTTAATGGTATTATATCACAAAAAATAAAATATACTAAAAAAATGGAAAAAGTTTTAAAAAAACTATTGACGTTATACGTTTAAACGTATATAATGAATGTGTAAGATTGAGAGAGACCTAAGAGATCTTACAAATAAAGTCGGAGGTACAGCTAATGGCTAAACACGAAAAAAAGCCTAAACGCAAAGAACTAGAAGTCGAAATCAAGATTCTTTGGTTTAAGCTTAGATTCAATAAAGGAAGCATAAGCTTCCTCCCCTTCGGGGGTGTGGTTATAGTTTAACATATTTAGTTGTACCTTCGCAAGAAAGGAAGTAGAAACATGAAGTGGAAGAAAATCTTAATCGGTGAACGGAAGTCTTTCAAACATACTTCGGAAGACGGTAACACTAAAGTAGAATTTTTATACCGATCAGGGTTATTACCTAATTTAGCGGTAGTGGCGGTAATTGTTTTGTTACTTTGGTGGTTAGTCTTTTAGAGGGCGAATATGGATTATATTTTATCGTTTTTAATAGCACTTAGTGTTTCTTTAGTAATGATGAAATGGCATATCCACAATGTAAATGCCATTTTAGATGATTTTATCGTTGACAGTGATAATCGGTTGCAGAAAAAACTAGATGAACTATTTGATTTCATTAAACAGCACACACGTTAATAAAGTTTTCTCCAAAATCTGTTATGGTAAAACTAGATTTCTCAAGTTCCATTTCTGGGTGGTGTGTCATAAGATGGATGATAGTTTCGTGTTGTCTAATATAATCATAGCTTGATTCATCAGTTAAAAAGGTATCTGATTTAAGTGTTATAATACCTAATCTTTCTAAATTAATTAAGGAGGCAGCGTTTTGTTGAAGTTCTCCGAAAGTTTCATTTAAAAAGATTAAAGGAAGCACAACGTTTGATCCGTTCTGATTTTTAACTACCATTCTCATTGTAGGAATATAAGTTTGAATACCATAATGATTTCTTTTAAAATAGCTAAGCAATTGAGCGTCTAGGACATCAAGCTGTTTGATAATTTCTACAAACGATGAATGAATAACTTTGTTTTTTCGATTATCAAGGGAGGCGGCGATAATGTTTGCAAACATGCCTCTCAGTTCATCTTCTTCGATATAATAACGTGATGCTTCTATAGCAGGACCTAAAATTTTGATTGATGGTTCTTGGATGTTCTCTGGTGGGATTGTAGATACTTGTTGTAGCATATTGTCCTTTAGTTTTTCAATTTCCATTTCTTGTTTAGCTAATAACATAGCCTTTTGGTTAGATAGGTTGTAACCAAAGTGTACATACCACCAATCTTGTAATGTTTGGATAGGTCCTGCGAAGGCACCAGAAGATGCTGCACCACCAATTGCTCCCGATATAATTGGAAGAAAATCAACCATTAGTTTTTCTCTCCTTTTCATAATATTTGACTTGCGATTTTCATAAGGAGATGAGAGGCCTTATTCAACCGTTTGTCATGTATATAATTGTATCAAATTATATTGAATAGTCAATATGTAGTTGTTTTAAAAGTATCAAAACACAATATATTGTGTTTTTAACTTAAAAAGGAGAATAACCATGTGGAAAAAAATTGAAGTTCTATTAGCTGAAAAGAAGATGACCAAATATGAGTTAGCAAAAAAAGCTGGTTTAAATCAAAACAGCTTGATTGATTTAAAAAAAGGACGAAAAAAATCTTTAAAATTTGACGATGTTGTCAAAATCGCTGACGTTTTAGAAGTCAGTTTAGACGAATTTAGAAAGGGGTGAGAATATGCAAAAAATGACAGTAGAGTTAGCAGCACCTTTAACTTTGAAGGCTTGGCTTGCCATCAGAGAAATGAAAGATAAGGATTTTGCTAAAAAAGTGGGTGTTTCTCCTCAAGCTGTTTCCAGCTGGAAAAGTGGACGTCATAAGCCAAGTGGTGAATACGTCCCTAGAATTGAATCGGTCCTAAATGTTAGATTTTCAGAAATTAAGTTTGAATCTAACATTTAATTTTTAAAGCTTCTATACGTTTAAAGGTATAAAACTCTCGGTTAGTAGCTACGGCTCTAACAAGGTGATAATCTCCTTTAAAAATAGATAAATAAAACCGCAGTTATGATTCCTCTAAACGATAAATATTTTTGACAAGACAACAACGATTACTAATCCTTGTTAGGGCTATAACTGCTAATCGAGAGTGTAGAAATTAGAAAGGAGCAAACATGAACGAATCTATTAAACAATTTCTCGAATTTCGTAAGAAATTTACTAAAAGAGAGTGGTTTGAACTGAATAGAGCAGTAGAAGCACAATTAAGCAAAAAAGCCGACCAGATTATACTGGACGACTTAGACATTATAGAGATTGAAAACAATTATTCTTTCTGGAACAAAGATTAATACTTTACAATCTGAATAAAAATTGGATTTATGCGGTAATCTTTGCCACGATAATGAATATTCACATAGTCAAGGGTTTCGTAACTATTTGAATTACGGTTTCTAGATGACCATACTGGTGAACCTTCTTTCCACCAAGTGATTGGGTCTTGGTGATTTTCTCCGATAACGCATTCACTATCATCAGAAAGATTAACCCATTCACCACAAAGACAAGCGTGAATTTCAGTCATAAATATCACCTCCTTCTTGAATTTATTATACCAGACAAGATGGAAAGTGAATTTAGAAAGGACACTATGAACGAAGTAGAAAAAATTTTTCCTTATCAAGAAAAGGAGATTCTTAGTGAGGTAACGACTTTGCAAAAGTCACTGTATTGCCAAACAGAGCATCTGTCTGACCAGCTAACCAAAAAACTTCACCACCTAGAGGACTATAACAGTCCAATTGATGATGAAGCAATTAGATTGGCTGAAGTGACAGCTGAATTTTACAAGTTATTAATCCAGTCTCCTAGTATTGGAGCAGTTGTCAAGGAGATTGTGAGCGAGGGACATAAGCGTTAGGGCTGTAAGAGCGTTATTAAGATTATCTGAATTGTAGTATTTGAGTTTATGAGCTTTAGAGTTGCGATAAAGGTGAGCGATTGTAAGCAGCAAATTTTTTAATCCTTTGTACTCACTTTGTTCGTCTAGAGTCTGTAATTTATTACCGTTGATAATCACGATAGGTTCTTTTAGTTTGAAGCACTGGTCTATTAGACTAGCTGAGTCCATTGACGAACCTGTTAGCAGACGAATGCGGTGGAAAACCCCTTTACTTGCTTCAAATACGGCGTGGAAATAGTTTTCTTGCAAGAGTTCTTGAGTGCAAAACTTTAAAACATGAGAGTGTACTTTTAATTCTTTCAATCTACTATCAAGTGTTTCAAAGCGTTTTTTGGCTTCGCATAAAGTTTTTGAAGTAGTAGTACTAACAATTTTTCCGTTCTCTGATACAATCAAGCCTTTTAGTGAAAGTGGAATGTTAAGAGCAGTTCGTAACTGTTCAAAAATTGAAACTTGATCAATGTATCTTAAAGGGTTGCATATGTATTCAATCACAAATCTAATATTATCTGTATTTTGGGTTTGGTTTAATATATCAGACATCAGATTATGTACTCTCTTATGTTTGTTTAGCCCAGAGTCTTGGTCGTTTTGGGGATATCCTAAAACTTCTCCCATTCTAGTAATTTCAGAATGTGAAATGTAATCAGATAGTATTTGGCTGATTGTATCAATGAATTGCGTATCAATGTTTATCATAGTAAACCTCGTTTTTATTCCATTATATCAAACTTAGAAAGGATAACACATGAACAACTTAATTAACGTTACTTTAAACGAAAATCAAGAGCCTGTTGTTTCAGGTCGCCAACTCCATCAAGCTTTAGGAGTTAAAACAAGATATAACGATTGGTTCAATCGAATGATTGACTATGGTTTTGCTGAAAACGAAGACTATTTAGCTATTACTCAAAAAAGAGTAACAGCTCAAAATAATGAAACGACCTTTAACGACCACGTCCTTAAATTGGACATGGCAAAAGAAATCGCAATGATTCAGCGTACTGACAAAGGTAAAGAGGTCCGTCAGTATTTCATTCAGGTCGAAAAAGACTTCAATAGTCCAGAGAAAATCATGGCACGAGCTCTTAAAATTGCTGACCGTAAAATTATTAAACTTGAAGCAACAATTGAAGAGCAAAAACCTAAAGTTATCTTCGCAAACGCTGTTAGCGCAAGTCATACGTCTATTTTAGTCGGTGATTTTGCTAAGCTCATGCGTCAAAACGGTTTGAATTTCGGTCAAAATCGCATGTTTGCATGGTTGCGAGAAAATGGCTATCTAATCAGTCGCAAAGGCAACAGTTGGAACATGCCGACGCAAAAAGCAATGGATTTAGGTCTGTTTGAAATCAAAGAAACGACTATCAATCACTCAGACGGTCATATCAGCATTAATAAGACACCTAAAATTACAGGTAAAGGGCAATTGTATTTTGCTGATAAGCTACTGAATAACATTGCTTAATTAACCGTGCTTCTCAGGCTGGTTGATACGGCTCTAGTAGGTGATTACTCATAAATATCAATTTGACTATGTTTGATTTTCCTTTACCAATATAGATTTTTTAATCGTTTACACGATAGTATCTCCTATTTATTCTTTAATCGGCTGAAAAGTGCCTACTAGGGCCATACCAGCCAGTCTGATAGCATAAAAAAACGACTGACGGCAATCAGTCGCATAACAAACAAAACTAAGGTAAATTATACCACATTAAAAAGGAGCGCGCTATGCCGAAAGCAAATATAACGTATAAAGCTGTTGGCAACGATGAAAAAGCCGAATGGGGTGATTATGACCATCTCATGCAACGCTGGGAGGGCTTAACTAAATCAGTTGCGAAACAATGGGCAGCTGAAATGCGTGAGCATCCAGAGTTTAGGAAATATGTCGACAATCCAACGCATAAAATTGTTTTCATCAATTATGAAGGTTTTGCACTTTTCGTAAAGTGGAAATCACGTAACAGATATTTATCAAAAAAAGAAACGTTAGCTGAAATGCTTAAGAACATGAAATTAGAAACAGGAGTTTAACATGACACATTTAATTATCGCAGTCGCAGTTTTAGCGTTCGCTGAAGTAACTACATTAACAGTGTTCGGTAAACGAGTACGTAAGAAAGAAGAACCAGTCAAACCTAATTATTCAGGTTGGGAAGCGAGTGCAATTGCATATAACCGTGCTCACGGTTTGCCAGACGATACGATTTAAGAGGTACTAAATGGAAAATGAATACTTTGACACAGACGAAATCATGCTAATCGGCTTTGACACAGATGGTTGGCACGGGTGCTGGGGCGCAAAAGAAGAAGAGGGTGATTAGGTGGCACAAAAAAGAATGTTTAGTAAAAAAATTACAGATTCAGATAAATTTCTTGATTTGCCTTTAAGTACGCAAGCTCTCTATTTTCACTTGAATATGCATGCTGATGACGACGGATTTGTAGATAGTACGAAAACTATCAAACGTATGATTGGGGCATCTGATGGTGATTTAAGGATTTTGATGGAACAAGCTTTTATTTTACCATTTGAGAGTGGTGTGATTGTGATTAAAGATTGGAGAGTTCACAATTATATACCAAAAGACAGATATCAGAAAACCATCTATACAACTGAATTTAATCGCTTAGTTCTTGAAGAAAATAAGTCGTACACAGAATGTATACAAAATGTATACAACATGGATACGCAGATTAGATTAGATAAGAATAGTATAGATAAGAATAGATTAGATGAGTGTAGTGAAAAACTGCCTCCAACTGCACCAGCACCTAAAAAATTAGATTTCGGGCAATTTGTAAAAGCGGAGGGCCTAAAAGTTAACGATAGACATATGACTCGTTTGTTAGAGTATATCGGTTTAGACGGTATGGATATGGAATTGGTTAAAGAAGCGGTTAAACGAACAACTGACAGTGGTATTGATAATCCTAATTACACTTTTAAGATTTTGGATAGTTGGAAAGCAAAAGGGATTACGACCGTAGAGCAGGCTAACGAAGAGAAAGAAAATTTTCAAAGTCAAAAACAACGACGTAGCTATCCTAACCAGCAACAACCATCCAAAAGCAACGTCCCTGAATGGGTAGAAGAAGAATACAAACACGAAGCAACAGCAGACGAGCAAGCACAGCTTGACGCGCTGAAAGCGGCGATGATGGAGGACTGAATATGGACGTAAAAGAAACATTGCTAGAGCAACAAGCAACAATTGACCGTATCGAAACACTGAAAGAGGAAATGCATAATCTTTCAAAATTTGGTTTAGGTCTAAGTGAAACAGACCTCTTTCCGATAAACAGTGCAACTAAAGCCTCGTTATCAACAATGCATTTGCTATCACACGTTATCGAGGATGTGCTAGATGGTGCAGACCCAAGACAAGCATTTAAACAAGCATTTACGCTATAAGCGAGGAATAAACATGAAAATTGAATTGTTACATGTATTTAATGGTTATCGCAAGTTTCATCTTGGTTTTTATGACGATATGCACCAAGCAATTAAATCGCTCAAAAATCATGTTTATGCTTATTCAGCTATTTCAGAACCACGCTTTAGAAAGTCAATGAGTGGAAATAGCATTCGCATTGATTATGGTGCTAAGACTTGCTACCACTTGCTGCAAGCTAGAAAGGTCAGCTAATGCAACGTGGATTATTTGGTGACTTTGATTATGATAATTGGTTAAGCACGTATGAGGACCATGAAGAAGTATTTCAGGGTGATGAAGACGAAGCTTATGACCGCTGGAAAGATGACCAGCTAGAAGATTGGTAAAGAGGAGAAAAAATGACAACAACAGAATTAACACAGCGACAAATTACGTCAAGTGTGGCTAACCGAATTGAAGAAATGAAAGGCGAAGGCTTGCTAGTAGCGCCAAATTACAGTGTAAGTAATGCTCTAAGCTCGGCCTATTACGCTTTGACGAATTCAAATAGCGGCAATTTGCTAGGAAAATGTACGCAAGACAGCATTTACAACGCCTTGCTTGATATGGTTACACAAGGTTTAAGTCCAGCTAAAACTCAATGCTATTTCATTCCTTATGGGAACAAAGTCAAATTAACACGTTCGTATTTTGGAACGATGAAAGTCGTTAAACAGTTGCCTGAAGTCAAAGATATTTACGCTCAAGTGATTTATGAAGGTGATGACGTTGAAATTAAGAACGTCGAGGGTCACAAGGTGCTAGTCAAACACGATACTAATTGGCTGAATCAGGATAATCCAATCATCGGTGCTTACTGTATCATCGAAAAAAACGATGGTGAGAAAGTTTTGACAATCATGACCAAGAAAGAGATTGATAAAGCTTGGGCCCAATCGAAAAACAAGTCAGTTCAAAACAACTTCCCGCAAGAAATGGCAAAACGTACTGTAATCAATCGTGCTGCTAAACAGTTCTTTAACACAAGCGACGACAATGACTTGTTCATTGACGCGGTCAATCGAACGACAGCGAACGAATATGATGACGAACGAAATGTCAAAGATATAACGCCAGAACAAGACGACAGTGAAAGCATTGACAGTTTCCTTGGTGAACCATTGCCAGAAGCTGCTGACGAAGAAACAAAACAACCGAAAGATGTGACACCAATCGAAGACACCCCTCAGGAGCTCACGGAAGCCCCAGAATCGACCGAAATGTCTGAACCTGATAATTTACATGAACCAGAGCAAACAGAGCTATTTGAGCAGCTAGGAGACCTATATGACTAAACTAACAGATGAGAATTATTATCAAGACAAAACTTACTTGTCTAATTCACGATTTAAGCAATACATGCAATGTCAAGCTAAGGCTTACGCCGTTGATAATGGCGAATGGGTAGAAGACCGAGACGAGACCGCTCTTTTGGTCGGCAACTACGTACATAGCTACTTTGAATCCGAAAAGGTTCACGACGCTTTTGTTGAAGAAAACAAAGAAAAAATCATTGCCAAGACAGGTAAGAATAAAGGAAATCTTAAAGCTGATTTCGTTGTCAGCGAAAAAATGATTAACGCTTTGAAAGATGACGATAATTTTAACCGTTTATATCACGGCTATCCAAGTGATGATGTCAAAAAAGAAATGATTGTTATTGGTGAAATTGAAGGAGTGCCGATAAAAGGCAAGCTTGACAGTATCAACCTATCTCGCGGCTACTTTGTTGACCTGAAGACAATGAGGTCAATCTATAACGAAGAATGGAACGCAGACTTACGCAAGAAAGTGCCAGCGGCAGTTAACAATATCTTGAATTTCGGTTATAACGGACAGCTTGCTCTCTATCGTGAGCTACTGAAACAGATGACAGGCCAAGAGTTTAGGCCACTTATCATTGCTGTTTCAAAAGAGAACGTTCCTGACAAGGAATTTATCAAAGTTGATGAAAATTGGCTTGAAGAGGGTCTTGACTATATCAAAGACAATGTCAAAGAAGTCTGGGACGTCATTCAAGGTAAGCAAAAACCTAAAAAATGCGGTCATTGCGACTATTGCAAAGCTCAAAAGAAACTTTCTAAACTTATTAGCTTAAATGACATGATAGGAGATTAAAAACATGCAAATGGAACACGTTACAGATAGCGTCACTATCTATTCGGACGGAACTAACTTGCTGGTCATTCATGACCTTGGTCCGGAATTCATCTTAGATTTCGAACTCGAAAAAGAACCAGCTTTCAATATTGATGATTTAGGCAAGACAGGTTACAGCTATCACCTAAGGCCATTCTTTAGTGTTTCTGGGTTCTGCTCAAAAGGTAGTGATGACCTTCATCGGTTAAAATGGGCCATCTTACAATTTCAAGAATTTAAAGATTATTTAGTAGAGAATCAAGCAGAAATGCTTGAATGGTATTTCAATTCGAAGGGAGAAACAGAATGATTGAGTTTGTTAAAGAAGCAGGAATGGCGTTTGTTTGGTTATTCTTAGGTTATCTATTGGGTGAACGCCAAAGTAAAAAATAAGCCTCGGAATCGGCTCAAAAAGTGACCTAGAAAGTACGTGTCGGTTAACAGGACGACATGTAAAGAATTTCAGCGGGCGCAAGCCCTACTCACACAATTTAAAACGTGCCCGCTTTTGTTTTTGAGGAGAAAAAATGAAAGAAGAACTTATCAAAATGACGCAAGCTGATTTTGAGGTTTACGCAAAACATAAAATTTCAGAGCACCTTGAACTTGAACCAAATGATGTCTACATGGTCTGGTTTAACTACACGCTAGGAAACGCTAAAGGAATGTTTAGCTTTGACAGCGAGAAAGCATATCCAATGACCGTCCGCACTGGACGCAAAAGGCCAAAATCACCGCATATTTACGTGCCACAGCCGCTAAAGAGGGTCAAAGGTATAATAATTGTACCCCTTATTCAAAAAAGCGCCCTTGTGGGCTCGTAGTGACGATTTACGCCCCTACAAAAAGACGGCTTGACCCACCAAATTTTTATCCGACAATAAAAGCGCTCGTTGATGGACTGACAGACGCTGGAATTTGGACGGATGACAATTCAGAAGTCATTAAGTTTATGACTTTTAAACGAGGTGGACCAAGCGAAATACCCGGAAAATATAGGGTTAGATTGGAAATAAAGGAATTATGACAAGAAAATTTATCGTTAGAGAATACAACCCGAAGATGAAAACAGCGACTTGGTTCGCTACAGCCAAAGATTTTAAGGAAACGGAGTTTAAAACAAGAAAACAAGCCATTAAATACCTAGAAAAGGCTCGTAAAGAGCCCGGCCAAAAAGAATATTACGAGGTGGTAAGTTGAAAGCTGAAAGATACATGTTTTAAGTATGTTGTTATCGTTTACAATCATCGTTATAGTCGTCTTCTTCACGATTGAGCTAGGAATGCAAAAAACTGTTTATAACAACAAAATTACTGAGATGAAGCTTGAAAACACTAAACAAAAATATGAAATCAAGCGATTAAAGGACAACCAAACGATTATCTATCACGCTGATAACTATGGGGGAGAGTACGATTATGAAAGTACGGTTCGCACTAACAAACAGTGAAATTGAGGAAATCGAGGTATGACTTAAAATGTTAAGTACATCGAATTTAAGGAAGAACAACAAAAAAGCCAAGTCGCAATCAGCTCCTTAGCAAACGTTCTCATTATTACTATTATAGCATAAGGAGATTGAGAAAATGCGACTTTTTCAGGACATGGATAAGGTTTTAACAAAACACAACGCTTACGAGGTGCTTTCTCTTTATCGTCGTTATTCTCGTATGGCTGGCGAAGAGTACACACCTAAAATTACAGCGACTTACTCGCTAGAACCTAAAGCGTCAGGATTCAGCAATAGCAAACAAACAGAGATACAAGTAACTAGACGAGTGGCAGCTTGGGACGAAATGCAAGCAATTGCGAAAGCTATCAATCGTATTATTGACCCATTTGTCAGACAAATTCTGATTGAGAAATATTGCAAGTGGCAGATAAAGTCTGATTGCGCTATCTACATGGAATTGGGCTACTCGGAAAGTGAGTTTTATCGTATGTTAGAGCGTGGAGCTATCGAGTTCGCTGAAAGCTATCGAGGTGGGGAGTTGTTAGTCTTCCGAATTGGGAGAGAAGAGCAAGAAAATAGCTGGGATAACAACGTTTCTGAGTGTTAAAATTATATTATAGAAAAAATAACATAAGGCGCAACATTGTCACCTGTGTTTTAACGATAAAGAGTTGCGTCACAATCTACAGGAGTTTGCCGTAATGCGAAAGCTAGCAGCACTGTTGGTTGGTAGGAACATAGCTCAAATGGTAGAGCGACTGACTTTTAATCAGAGGGTCACTGGTTCGAGCCCAGTTGTTCCTGTTGCATTTATTGCAAAAATCCATATTTTTTATCAGAAAGCCTATTATACTATTGAGTAAAGGCTTTTTTAATAGTATGATTAAAATGATAAAAATATATGGAGAAATAAATTATGAATTTAGAAAGTGAAAAAAGAATTACTTTGCATATCTCGGGTGAAGCAATGGACGATAAAAAAGGGTACGAGTTAAAATATATCATAAAGTCGTTGCAAAACTTTGAAAAAATATCGCAAAAAACATATTTATTTTTAACTAACCAAAATAGAATGACGATAGAGAATGCTGAAGATTTTAAAGTATACATAACAAATATTAGGCCAGGTTCTTTTAAAGCCGATGTTATTCTTTTTTGTCAAACTTATATACTACCATTGGTTCCAATCGTTGGTGATCATGGTGATTTGGTTTGGGAGTGTATTTTGAATTCTTTTGATTTTTTAAAAAGGGTTTCTGCAGCCAAGAAAGAGGGAAAAAGTGTGAACATTGAAAATAACGGAGACAAGGCGATAGTTATTGTGAATAATGGCAATGACGTAACTATTAATCATTATGAGTATCCAAATTATGTACCAGAATTAGGACAACAGCTAGCGCCTTATTTTACAGACTTAGCTACAGTTGTCAACTCAAAGGTGGAGACCGTTAATTTTGGATCTGACATGGGGGAGTTAACCTTGGATTCTAATAATGCTAATTTATTTAAAAAACGATCTTACCTAACCGAGGAAACATTTGAGATATCTGGTGAAATAACAGTATTAAACTCTCATAGTTATACAGGTAAAATAAAAATATCAGATAATCAATTTTTTGATGATGGCGAGTATAACTTTGAAGTTGCGAAAGGGTTGCGCTATCCAGAATTTTTACAATCAGGGGTGTTGCATAGAGTTGGTTATGTTTGCTGTAAAAAGATAGTTTTTGATCCAACAAGTCCATTAAGTGAAAAAATAGTTGGAGTTAAAATTTTAGAAAAGTTATAAGATATATCCAGTCACACGTTTGTGTGTCTTTTTATTTTAGATTGGAGGTGATGGAAAATCACTAAATTAACTTTAAAACAACAACGTTTTGCAGATGAGTACATCATCTCTGGTAATGCAACGGATGCAGCTGTTAAAGCAGGTTATAGTAAAAAATATGCAAATACAAACGCAAGTAAATTACTACAAAATACTACAATCAAATCTTACATTGATGAAAAACTAGCAGAATTGCAATCTCAAAAAGTAGCGGACCAACAAGAGGTCTTGGAATACTTGACGTCGGTCATGAGAGGTGAGAAGACTGAGCCGTTGCTTGTTTTAGATGGTGAGGGTACACAGAAAGTCGTTAACGCTGTTCCGCCAGTTCAAGCACGTACTAAGGCAGCTGAGTTGCTTGGTAAGCGTTATAGGTTATTTACTGATAAAGTTGAATTAGACGCAACTGTTGAACAGGTGGTGTTTGAAGATGACATCAGTTAAACTTTCAAGTTTGATACCACCTAAATTTCATAGCGTGTGGCGTGCTAGTCTCAATCAAAACATTTTACACGTTGTGTGCGAAGGCGGACGTGGTTCTGGTAAATCATCAGATGTGGCACATATCATTATTCAGCTTATTATGCGCTATGCTGTTAATGCTGTGTGTATTCGTAAGACAGATAACACACTTGAACAATCAGTCTATGAGCAGTTGAAATGGGCAATTAGTGAGCAGCAAGTGACACACTTGTTTAAGTTCAATAAATCACCATTGCGCATTACATACTTGCTACGAGGGAATTATATTGTCTTTCGTGGTGCACAGTATCCAGAACGTATTAAATCACTGAAAGACAGTCAGTTTCCGTTTGCAATTGGTTGGATTGAAGAATTAGCTGAGTTTAAAACTGAAGATGAAGTCAAGACGATTACTAACTCACTTTTACGTGGTGAGCTTAGTAGTGGTCTTTTTTATAAATTCTTCTACACATATAATCCGCCAAAACGAAAACAGTCATGGGTTAACAAGAAATATGGGACACAGTTTCAACCAGCTAATACATTTGTTCATCATTCGACTTATCTTGATAATCCATACATCGCTAAGGAATTTATCGAAGAGGCCGAAGCTACAAAAGCTAGGGATGAGCGGCGTTATCGCTGGGAATATCTTGGCGAGGCAATCGGTTCTGGAGTTGTTCCGTTTGATAACTTACGTTTTGAAACAATACCAGATGATTTGATAACCAACTTTGATAATATCCGAAACGGTCTAGACTTTGGTTATGCTACTGACCCGCTGGCATTCGTTCGTTGGCATTATGACAAGAAACACAATGGCATTTACGCAATTGATGAATTCTATGGTCAGAAAATCAGCAACCGTCAGGCAGCTAATTGGATTAAGTCGCGAGGTTATCAATCAGACCGAATCGGCGCAGATAGTGCTGAACCTAAGTCTATTGCGGAACTGCATGGCGATTTTAATTTACCGAACGTGTACGGCGTTAAAAAAGGTCCTGATTCGGTTGAATTTGGTGAACGTTGGCTTGATGATTTAGATTTCATTTGTATTGACCCAAAACGCACACCGAACATTGCACGAGAATTTGAAAATATTGACTATCAAGTCGACCGTGACGGTAATCCTAAACCACGACTAGAGGATAAGGATAACCACACGATTGACGCAACAAGGTATGCATTTGCTGATGATATGAGAGCAAACAGCAACACGAGAGAGAAAACGAAGAAAGCAAGTTATTTATTTTGAGGTAAAACATGGCAAAATTCTTATCTAAAACCAGGTTTAATCCACACAGTAACGACCAAATTATCATGCTGACGGAAGACTATGAAGCTATTGATTTTGCGTCTCAAAAATGGATTGAACAATTAAAACAATACATCAACACACATAAGTTACAGATTGCGCGTTTGGAAGAGCTTAAACGTTATTATCTAGGTGATAATAACATCAAATATCGTCCTGATAAAACGGACGAATTTGCGGCCGATAATCGTATTTCAAGCGACTTCGCTAAGTACATTACAGTGTTTGAGCAAGGTTACATGCTTGGCAATCCTGTTAAGTATACAAACGAGGATAAAACACTGCAAGAATTGATTGATACATTTTCTGAACAGACAAACGAAGCTTATCATAATATCTTGATTAAGACTGACTTGTCTATTTATGGACGCGCTTATGAGTTGCTTAATCCAGAAGAAGATGAAAACAGCGGTGTTATTTTAAAACTGTATCATTTAGCGCCTGAACAAACATTTGTCATCTATGACGATACATACCAACAAAAATCGTTGTTGGGTGTCAACTATTACGAAGTCGATTATGGCGGTGGCCATCGTAAAACAGTAGTGCGCGTGTATTCTGATAATACAATCTATACGTATATTGACGACAATCAAGACACGTTTGGCCTTCATCTAGTTGATGAAACAGAACACTATTTGAAAGGTGTTCCGATTAATGAGTTCAAAAACAATGAGGACCGCACAGGTGCTTATGAATCGGTTCTTGATGATATTGACGCATACGACTTGTCACAATCTGAGCTAGCTAATTTCCAACAAAACAGTAATGACGCTATTTTACTAATCACTGGTAATCCTTATACTGGTTCGGATGATAACGATTATCTTGAAGATGGTAGTGTTAATCCTAACGGTCGTTTAGGTGTGGCACTTGGCTTTAAAAAAGCACAGATTGCCGTGCTTGATGACAATCCTAATCCTGGTGGTTCACAGCCAGATGCTAAATATTTGGTTAAGCAGTACGACTCAGCTGGTGCTGAGGCATACAAGCAACGTCTAGTTAACGATATTTTACGTTTCACATTCACGCCTGATATTCTTGACAATAACTTTAGCGGTATCCAGTCTGGTGAATCCATGAAATATAAGCTGATGGCGTCTGATAACTATCGCAGCAAACAAGAACGCTTGTTCAAAAAAGGACTTATGCGACGTTTGCGTTTAGCGGTCAACATCTGGGAAGTTAAAGGCAATGAAGCAACGAATTATCAAGCTATCAATCAAACTGCTGTTATCTTCAGTCCTAATTTGCCACAAAATGATACTGAACTTGCAAATATTGCTAAGTCGTTGTTTGGCGTGGTAAGTGATCAAACAGTTTACGAGTTGTTAGAACAGGTGACTGGGATTGATGCGGAAGATGAATTGAAACGTCTGAAAGCTGAAGAGCCACAAGAACCAGAGCCACGAATTGGCGAGGTGACTGCTGATGACCAAGAAGAAGCACAATGATTATTGGCATAAACGTAGTAATGACATTATGCGTTATGTTGATGGTACAGATATTGACATGTTTGCTAAATTGCAAAAGATTTACGCAGACGAGTCAGCGCAAATTCAACGTGATTTATTTGCGTTTGTAACAAAATATACTGATGATAACAAAATGAGCTATTCTGACGCTCTACAACGCCTTAGAGGTGTCGACCTATCAGATTATCAAGCGAACGCTAAGAAGTATCGTGAGCAGGCCAAAAATAACCCAGATTTGCTAAAACGACTTAATGAACAATATGCTAGTTCAAAAGTAACACGATTCGACGCATTAAACCTTGAAATGACTTATAAAATTGGTGTTATGCAAGGCATTATTGAGAAGTCGTTTGAAAACTATTTGAAGTCAACTGCTAAGTATGCTTATAGGAAAGCGATGGGTGGTAATAGTGGCGCATTGAATGAACCAGCATTAAAAGAACTTATCAATACGCCTTTCAATGGTCGGAACTATTCGCAGCAAGTTTGGGGCAATACAGATGATTTAGCCAGGGATTTAAGAGACGTTCTGAAGCGTGGTTTTATTCGTGGCGATGATGTTCGTAGCATGGCTGGGGAACTTGCTAAGAAGTACAATGTAGCACGTTCGCGAGCGCAAACACTTATTAGGACTGATGGCACAGCGATTGTCAATCGTTCAGCTATCAAACGCTATGAAGAGTCTGGTTTGGAATTCTATCGCATATCTGTACAGATGGACAATAGGACATCACAGATTTGTAAGAGAATCCACAGTGAAGATAAGTGTTACAGAATTGATGAGTTTGAAACTGGTGTCACTGCACCGCCTTTCCACTATAATTGCCGTTCTGCTGTTATTCCTGATGAAGAGGAATTAGATGAACAATCGTTAAGAAAAATAGGAAAAACAACGTAATACTTTACGAAAAAAGCAAAGGATTAGAGTTAATCTAGGCGCTTTTTTTGTGTTTAAAAAGGAGAGATACATGGTTTCATTAGTTTGGCAATTTGTTGCCTTTTTAATTGGTATAATGGTGGCGGGGTGGCTGTTATTCATTATTGGAACGTTTTTTGTTGCATTGTTTGAAACAATCGCAAAATATATCAAAAAGTCGTAGGAATACAGCTTTTTATTTTGTCCAAAACTACTCATGACGTTAAAAGGTGAAGGTTATTAGTCTAACTACAGACTTAAAACGGAGGTAGCCAACATGGCAGAAGAAACTAACACTGAAGTAGTTGAAACGGAAACGGTCGACAATCCAGAAACTACCGAAGCAGACAAAACATTCACTCAAGCTGAGCTTAACCACATTGTACAAGAACGTGTTCAACGGGCCGTGGCTAATGCTGAAAAAGATGCTGAAGACAAAATTAGACAAGCACAGTCTGAAGGTGAACGTTTAGCAAAACTGACAAAAGATGAACGTGCTAAAGAGGAAGAAACTAAGCGCTTAGCAGACCTTGAAGCTCGTGAGAAAGCAATCGCAGTCAAAGAATTGCGTATTGAAACACAAAGTCTTTTGGCAGATGAAGGTTTACCAATTGAATTCCTTGATGTGGTCATGGCAGATACTGCAGAAGCTGTCAAAGCCAACATTGCAAGTGTTCGAAAGGTATTTGATGAAGCTGTTGAGAAGCGCGTGAATGAGCGTCTAACGCAAGATAAGCCACGTCGTGGAACAACGGCAGGTGCAATGACTAAAGCTGAAATTATGGCTGTTCAGGATGCAAGCAAGCGTCAGAAACTCATTGCAGAAAACTTAGAATTATTTAGAAAGGGCTAATTTATGGCTGAAGAAAAATTAACTGTTATGAACGATTTGGGCGAAATTAAAACAATTGATTTTGTTAACAAATTTAGTACTAACATTTCTGAACTCTTGAAACTACTCGGTGTGACACGCAAAGAACCGTTGTCAGCCGACATGAAAATTCGTACTTACAAATGGACAACTGATATTGACACAACCAATCCTGGCGAAGGTGAAACAATTCCACTTTCTAAAGTGACTCGTGCACTTAACAAAGAATATCAAGTTGAGTGGTTTAAAAAACGTCGTGCTGTTTCTGCTGAAGCTATTGCGCGTCATGGTGCTTCCTTGGCAATTGACCAAGCAGACCAACGTGTTATGCGCGAAATTCAAAACAATATCAAAACTGATTTCTTTACTTTCCTTAAAACAGAACCCACGAAAGTTAAAGGAACAGGTCTTCAAGGTGCATTAGCTCAATCTTGGGGTAAACTACAAACATTTTCAGAATTTGACGGTGCCCCAATTGTATCATTCGTAAGCTCACTTGACGTAGCTGACTATCTTGGCAATAAAGCGGTCGGTGCAGACGGTTCTAACGTCTTTGGGATGACATTACTTAAGAACTTTTTAGGCATGCAAAACGTCATTGTGTTGCCAAACGTGCCACAAGGGAAAGTTTACTCAACTGCAGTTGAAAACCTTGTACTTGCTTACCTTGATGTGAACAGTTCTGACCTTGGTGGAATGTTTGCCGATTATACTGACGAAACTGGTTTGATTGCTTCAGGTCGTGACCGTAGTCTTAATAACCTTACATATGAGTCAGTATTCTTCGGCGCTCTTAAATTATTCGCTGAAATTCCTAAAGGTGTTATTGAGGCTACAATCGAGGTACCAGCTGTTTCGACACCATCGGTAGGAGGATAACCTAGGTTATGGATAAAGCGTTGATTTTAGAGGAAGTTAAACTTTTTAAAGGTATTCCTGCTAAAGATACAACGCAAGATAGGTTGATTGAATTGGCAATCAATGAAAGTGTTGATCGTGTTCTTGCTAAGTTGAATGAATTTAGTGAGACTGAATTGGCAGAAGTTCCAAACCGTTTAACTTTCATCATTCGAGATGTAGCTATTAAACGCTACAATCGTTTGAATTCAGAGGGTGCTAGTGCTGATAGCGAAGAAGGTCGTTCATTTAACTGGGATAAGTATTTAGATGAATATGAAAGTACATTGAAGAGTGCTGCAATTGGTCGAAACTATCAAGCGAAAGGAATTGCTAGGTTTATATGATTTATAATAAGCGTGTTATTTTAATCACTGAAACGACTGAAGCTGATTTTTTAGGTGATAAAGTCGTTAAGAAGCAGTCTGAACCAATCCCTTGCCAGGAAGACAATTTGACCAATGCAGAACAAATCGGTATTTTTGGAACATATAACCTTGATAGTTTTAAATTGCACTTGCAAGGACACTATGATGGTTTTTCTGAAATTATCTATGATGGTAAAAAACGCAAAATACAGGGTAAAAAACATCACAAAAATTCGACGGTAATATACATTTGAGCATTAAATTCAAAGTTAGTGGTGTTGACCAGATGGTTAGATTGATTGCTAATAAAGGCAAAAAGGCGCGTATAGCTACTAATCGTGAATTAGATTTATCTAGCAAACGTATCGAACGCATGGCTAAGGTAAAGGCACCAGTTGATACTGGTGCACTGAAAAATTCAATTTTTTCAGCAAAAGCAGGCAATCTAACTTATAAAGTTACTGCACCGCAACATTATGCAATATATGTGGAAAAAGGAACCCGTAAAATGCGAGCACAACCGTACTTGAAACCAGCACTTGATGCTGAACGACCAAAATTAATCAGCAATTTACGCAAATTATACGAAAGATAGGTGATATATGACGACTTATTCACCATCAACTTTATTTTTAAAAGAACTACACGATAGATTGGAAGTGTTAGCTATTCCAATCTATTTTAAATTGCCCAATTCAGACGTTTTAGAGCCTTTTATCGTGATTGGGTCAAATTCATCGGATACTTCACGAACAGCGCAAACAGGGGCTGTTATTGAAGATATTACGGTAAATATTGACATCTTTTTAGATGGCTCAAGTAGGACTGATGCAGAAGAAATTAAATCTAAGGTTTTAAGAGCGTTAGGGCGTAGAAACGCAACAGCTAACATTATTCCAGATAACAGCATAGGACGTGAAGTATACCACGTCTCTATTACTGTATCTGATACTATTTATTAATTAAAGGAGAAGTTACTACATGACAGGACAAATTACAGTAACGACTGCTAAGCCGTTAGCAGGTAAAAAAGTCTTTTATTTCATTCAGTCTATTCATGCTGCACTTGGCAGCAATGCTATCTTACCAGCTTATCGTACAGACGGCAGTTTGACACTTGGTGCTGAATATTCAGACGAACAAACACAACAAGGGCTTTTACTTGATAAAACAAGTACCAGCCACGAAATTGAGTTGACGACTAAATTTGCACCGAAGGACCCATCAGTTGATGTACTTGAACAAGCAAATGACACTGGTGAATCAGTCAAAATTTGGCGTGTGCTTGTTGATGAAACATTGAAAACACAAGATGGTGAACCTAAAAAAGATTTTTATCCTGCCAAATTTGGCTATGCTAAGATTGGTGATATTGAATATAATGAAGGTATTGAAGATATTATCGAAACTAGCTACACAGCAAGTATTGTCGGTAAGCTGAAAAATGGTAAATTTCCATTGACTGCCGAAGAAATTGCTTTGCTTGATGAGGTTTATAACTATCAAAACCCAGGTGAAACAACTGGCGATTACGATAATATCAAAACAAGCGGATAACACGTCAAAGGTTGGATATTAAATCCAGCCTTTATTTTTTAGTTAGGAGATAACTCACTTTATGGAATTTAAAGTTAAAAATAAAATCATTGAAATTAAGTTTGATTACCGCACAATGTTCAAAGTTGACAAACAACTTGCCACTAAAAATAAAGACACTGGTGCAAGTAACAACGACGGTGTCGGTACATTGTTTAACAACATTCTAAATCGTAATGATGAGGGAGTTGTTGATTTAATTCTTTTGTCAGCTAACAAAGCGTTTAGTAAAGCTATTTCAGAAGATGACGCTATCACAGCGATTGAAACCTGGCTAGTGGATAATGACGCTGATGACACGGAAAGCTTGTTTGAAGAAATTCAACAAGAAATGGTTGACTCTGGTTTTTTCAAGAACAAGATTTTGAAATATATCGAAAACTTGGAAACAGCAGTAGAATACATGAAAGCGCAAGAGGACAGCGAAGCGCTTCAAGTCGAAATTACCGAAAAACTTATTGGCAAGATGAAAAGTGCACTATCTTAACTGAATGTGCACGTCTTGGTTTAACAGACTTAGAAACAATCTACTCTTGCAACAAATGGGAACTTGACGCAATTTTAGAGGGGCTTCATTACAGACAGATTGATTTTCGCGAAAATCTATCAGAGCTTGCTATGGAAATGCGCTACACTATGAATGCTAAACGTGCTAGTGCAAATAAACTTAGCAAGAAAAAAGACAGAAATAAAGTTAAACAAGCCTTTCATGCAAATAACAATAAGCAAACGACTAATAGTAGTCTTGATCTTGCTGAACGTCTGCAAAAAGTCAATGACCATTTCATGAACAGATAACACAGAAAGGGGGAGTTATATGGCAGAATTTGATGGCTCAATTTATGCCTATGTCGGTGCTGATATTGCTGATTATCAAGCGGCAATGAATAAGATTACAGCTGCAACACAGCGTGCTTTTGAGAAAGCACAGGATGCAGCTGTGAATAATTCTAATCGTTTAGTTCAACGTGTTGGTCAAATTATGGCACAGTTGGCAAACAATGGCGAATCACTTGGTAAACGTTTAGGAACAGCATTTAGCACAGGCTTAAATCTGTCTATTGGCGAAATTCAGCGTATAGCTTCATCAATTGGCGAAAAGATTCCTCAGCCCATAAAAAATGGGTTTAATACCGCTTTAACAGCTATACAGAGTGGTGTCAACTCAATAGCTAATAAAATCCCTCAGCCTATTCAAAACGCTTTTACAAAAGCAACTAGCTCAGTTTCTAGCTTTGCTACATCGGCGACTAGCAAGGTTAGCTCAGCATTTAGCACGATTAGTTCAAAAGTAAACAGTGCTTCAAATACAATCAGTAATTCTTTTGTTGGGAAAGTAGGAAGTAGTCTTACTAGCTTAAGTAGTAAAGCTGCAAGTGTTGCGACTAAAATGGCTAGTTCGCTTGGTTCTGGCTTTTCAAATTTGTCTAGTAAGGCTACTACTGCACTAAATGGTATTAGTTCAAAAATGGGAGAGCTGGGAAATAGTATTACTAAAACTACTTTGACAGTTACAGCTCTTGGTGCGGCATTTGCAGTTTTCCAAGGGTTTAAGGCTGCGGTTGTTGGTTCAGTTTCAAAAGCAGCAGAATTCGAAGAAAAAATGAGCAACATCAAGGCTCTTACTGGTGCTAGTTCTGAAACAATGAAGCAATTCAATGCTGCTGCTCAAAAAGCTGGTGCAGATACTGCATTTTCAGCCAGTGAAGCAGCAGACGCTATCGCTGAGTTGAGTAAAGCAGGGGTTGATACAGCCTCTATTTTAAATGGTGGTTTGACTGGTGCTCTTAACTTAGCCACTGCTGGTGAACTTAGTTTGACGGAAGCAGCGGAAGTGGCTTCAACAGCGCTTAACGCCTTTAAATCTGATAATTTAAGTGTTACCGATGCAGCTAACCAGTTAGCAGGTGCAGCGAATGCTTCAGCAACAGATGTCCACGAATTGAAATACGGACTTTCTGCCGTTGCAGCGGTTGCCTCTGGTGTTGGTATGTCATTTAATGACACAACTAACGCTCTTGCAGTCTTTGCACAAAACGGCCTTAAAGGCTCTGATGCAGGTACATCTCTTAAAACAATGCTTTTGAATTTGTCGCCACAAACCGATAAAGCGGCAGCTCAAATGCAACAATTGGGCATTATTACTGCTGATGGAGCCAATCAATTCTATACAGCAGAAGGTAAGCTTAAGTCATTTAGTGAAATCTCACAAATCTTACAAGATAGCTTGAAAGGTTTGACTGCTGAGCAACAACAGAACGCTCTTAAGACAATGTTTGGTACTGACGCCATTCGTGCTGCTAACATTGCTATGAAAGAGGGTGCTGCTGGTGCAGATGCCATGCAAGCTGCAATTAGTAAGGTAACTGCAGCGGATGTCGCTAAAGAAAAACTTAATAACTTAAAAGGTGCTGTTGAATATCTTAGTGGTTCATTTGAAACATTACAAATTAAAATTGGGACAGCGGTTTTACCAATTTTGACAGATTTAGTTCAGTGGTTAGATAAGTTAGTTAGCAAATTTAGTGAATCAGCTGGATTGCAAAAATTCTTAGATTCACTAACAGCTTTAGAACCAGCTCTTGACCATATTTTGAATGGTACTAAGTTAACAGCTGACCAAATGTCTAAAGCACAGGATGCTGTAAGTAATCTAACACCTGCTATTGCAGGATTAGTTGGTGCATTCGCCTTTGGTCCTGCGTTGAAATATTTAGGAAGTTTAGGAACTACAATGGGAAAACTTGCTGTTGAAGCTCAAACTTCTGGTTCTGTTATAGGCAATGTTTTTGGGATTATCTCTACTGGATTGTTAAAACTAGATGATGATGGAAAAGCAACTGCTGAGGGATTTCGCAAAGCAGCTGGTCAGGGGCTATCTGCCATGTCCACTATGGCAAATGGAATTACTTCAGTTGCAAGCGTGGCATTAGCCGTTATTGGTCCTGCAGCAATTCTTGGTTTAGTCGTTGCTGGTCTTGGTTTGATCAATAGCCAATTTGGCGTACAGATTGACCAGTTACTAGCTACGGTGACAACTAAAGGTCCACAAATCATCACGAACTTAGTAAACGGTATTACTAGTCAAATTCCAGCATTGATTGCTAGTGGTGCTGATTTAATCGCTAAATTCGCTAATGCATTTACTGTCATGTTCCCAGTGCTTGTACAAGCTGGTGTTCAACTGATTTCTAGTCTTGTTCAAGGTGTAGGTGCTAATGCAGGTAGTTTGATTGCGTCAGCTATTCAAGTGATTGGTACATTTGTTAGTTCGATTGCTAGTGCATTACCACAACTATTGTCTGTAGGTATGGACTTTATTGCAAATGTCGTCAATGGTTTAGTTCAAAATTTACCTTTGCTTTTACAATATGCGCAACAGATTGTTGATAATTTTGGTCAAAGTTTATCTGCTAACATGCCAAACATCATTTCTAAAGGTATTGAGATTATCACTAACTTAGTTCAGGGAATTATCCAGAATTTGCCAACAATCATTTCAATCGCTACGCAGGTTATTACTGGATTCATCACAGGCTTAGCTAGTTATTTACCACAAATTTTACAAGGTGGTATTCAAATCATTGTAATGTTGGTTCAAGGTATTCTTCAGAACTTGCCACAGATTGTACAGTCTGCGGTTCAAATCATTCAATCGTTGATTCAAGGGATTACACAAAATTTACCGCAAATTATTGCTGCAGGCATTCAACTTGTTGGTCAATTAGCAGTAACAATTATCCAAAATATTCCACAGATTCTTGCAGCAGGTGCTCAATTAATCATGGGGCTTGGTCAAGCAATGCTTGAAGCTATCCCTAACGCTTTGAAAGGTGTTTGGGACGGTATTAAAAACGGCTTTGGTTCGTTGTGGGACACAATCACTGGTAAAAGTTCTGAAACTACTGCGAAAGTTAGCAGCGATGTCACTCAAATGACTAATGCAATTGCTGCAGGAACAGGCCAAATGAGTGCACAGACTAGCGCTGATACAATGGCAACGCTAAATAGTATTAGTCAGAATACTGGTCTTGCCAATTTGAATGCGACTAGCAACGCAACTCAAATGGCGTCAAACGTCAATGCGCAGACTGGTATCATGAGTGTTCAAGCACTTAATGATTCAATTGCTATGGCAAACGGTATTAATGCTGGTACAGCACAAGCAAGTACTAATGCAACAACTAATGCTCAAAATATGAAGAGTGAAGTTAACCGCATGAGTGGTGAAATGAGCTTCCAGACAATCAATGATGTTAATAATATGGCAAATGGCGTTGCTAATGGAATGACTACAGCAAGTACTAATGCAACAACTCAAGCGCAAGCTATGGCAAACGGTGTTAATACAGCAGCATCAAGCATGAACCTTTGTGCTGTCAATCAAGCATTGAATTTATCAGCTGGTGTATCAAGTAATATGCAAAATGCACAAGCAAATGCAAACAATTCAGCAGCTGTTATGAATAGCGGTGTTAGTGCAAACATGGCATCAATGCAAGCTAACGCAAGTGGTTCAGCTAGTGGATTATCAAGCAATATCACATCTGAGCTTAATTCAGCCGCTTCATCTGCTAACTCAGCATCATCACAAATGGCGTCAAACATCACTAACAACTTCAATAAGGCTAAGTCATCTGCAACATCATCAATGAATGGCATTGCAAATGCAGTTAAAAGTGGTATGAACAAAGTGACTAGCAGTGTTCAATCTTCCGGAAATAAGATGAATTCTACATTTACTAATTCATTTAATAAAGCGAAAAGTGCTGCACAATCTGGTATGAATGGTGTCCGTTCAGCTGTTCAAAATGGTATGAATGGTGCTGTTGCAGTAGCAAGTAGCGCAGGTAGTCACATGGTATCAATCATGTATAGCACGGCTGGTGGTATGCAATCGGCTGGTTATTATGCTGGTGCTGGTTTTGCAAGTGGTCTTGCAGGCTCAGCAGGCTATATCTATGCTGTTGCAGCTGGAATTGCAGCACGAGTAACAGCAACAATTCGTAGAGCATTAGATATTCACTCACCATCTCGTGTGATGAAATCACTCGGTGGCTATACTGGCGAAGGCTTCGCTATTGGCATGTCTGACTGGATAGGTAGAATCAACGACATCAGCAAAGAGTATGCGTTAGCTGTTACAGACCAAAGCTGGGGTGTCAACGGCACTATGGCAATTGCTGGCAGCGTTAGCACATCTGGTTTATCATCTTCACTTGATAACTTGTCAGACGAAGTGAAAAACAGTGAATTGTCACAACCGGTCTTTGATATCCATAATGAATTGATTGGCGACAAGATTTATACAACAGTAAAAGAACGCGAAGCGAGAGAAGATACTAAAAATGATTATTTTAATTATTAGAAAGGTGAAATATGGATTTATTAATTACGAAAGGAACGGCATCAGTCAAGCTGTCTGACTACGGCTTTTATAATATTAATATTGACGACAGCGCACCTGGAATCTCTCTTGATAAGCGTTCTGTCACTGGTCGTAACGGTACAGTATTTGGTGGTGCAACATTTAATGCTAAAGTCATTAAAGTGACTGGACGTATAGCTGTTACGAATGTCCAAGAGTTCTTAAGTCTAAAAGATGATGTATTTGGCTTGTTACTAGATGACGAGCCTTTTTATATCACTAAAATGTACCCAATCAATACTGATTTTTACAATTATCAAATCCCTGGTCAAACGGCTGGGGATTTAGATTTTGTAAATCAACCACACACGGCTTGGCATTATCGTTGGAAAGTCACTGCAGAAGGCGAAGCTGATTTCACTTTTATTGGCAATTATGGTCGCGGATTAAAATATGATTTTTCAATTAATTTTATTACTGCTGAATTGCCATATGGTGAAACAACGCCGAAAACAGTAACACTAGCTAACAATCAGATTGCTTATGCTGGAACTGCTAAGTTATCACAATTGGAAGTTCCGTTTGTTGTTGAATTAACAGCAATAGGTAATCAATCAAACTTTTATCTTGAAATTGGAGATAATCGTTTTACTTACTCACAATCAGGCAATATTTCTGCAGGTGATATTTTTAAAATTTCTGGCATTGAAACAACAAAGAATTTAGAAAATGTTAGTGCACGTACTAATTATGCGTACTTTGTTATTAAACCTAGTCCAACAAAAAAGGTTAGTTACAAAACTGACTTTAAGGGCACAATAAAAATTTTAAACTTTAAAGAACTATATAAATAGGAGGTGATAGTTTGATTACATTTTTAGATGAAAGAGATGTTGAGCATGGTGCACTTGCCACTATTAAAGTTACAAATGCTGTTAACGGTGAACGCTCACTGACTGGTGAAATTGAATCAGGCGATTATGTCCTAACAAATATCGAACGTGGCTGGCGTTTACGTTTTGATGATGAGTTTTATGTAGTAACTTACGCAAAGCCAATTGATGATGGTAAAGGTACGCATGTTACTTTTGACGCTGTTCATCAATTTTTTTGGGACTTTGATAAGTCATCAGTGCATGAACAATTAAATGATGGTTCGCATACGTTCTTGACTTACCTTGATTTCATATTCACTGGCAGTGATTACACGTATACAATTGACCCTCTATTGAAGGTCTATGCTTTTGAAAAACAATCATTTGGTTATAAGAGCCGTCTAAAATTATTTAACGATATCATCACTTCATCAGGTGTTGAATTTCAAGTAAATGGCAAAGTTGTCAGAATCCTAGAAAAAACAGGAACAGACTTATCTACAGTCGTTCGTAAGAATTTCAACATGAATGAGCTCGGCATTGAAAAGCATATTGGTGATTTTGTCACTTACCAAAAAGGTTTTGGTGCGTGGATTGATGAGAATGACCACTCAAAGGGGCGTTTAGTTACTGAATACACTAGTCCATTGGCTAGCGTATACGGAAAACTTGAAGCTGAACCTTTAGTTGATGAACGTTATACACAAGCAGACAACATGATTGCTGCATTAAAAGCTAACGTTGATAATTCTTACAGCATCTCGATTACTCTTGACATGGAAGATTTAACTCGTGCTGGTTATGATTATACTCAACCTAGAGCAGGTGATTACATCATGGCTATCAATGAAACATTAGATTTTCAAGAAAAAATTAGGATTGTTTCATTTACTAGTGAATATGATGTATCTGGTCAGTTGGTTAAACATGAAGTGACTTGTAATGACATTGGTGTAGTCAAGAAATTATCAGCAAGTTACAACTTAACTAAAGAACAAGCTCAAAATGCGTCAGATTCAGTCGGTAAAGCTGTAGAAATGGCTAATAAAGCACTAGTTTCTGCAGATGGTAAAAGTACTGTTTATTTTGGTAATGAATTTCCAAAAAATGAGCCAAAAGGTACATTACATAAAGGTGACTCACTTTATTTGACAGTCGGCGACACAACGAAAATGTATTACTGGACTGGAGCAGATTGGGAAGAGCTACCCATCGTTAATGATGTTGAAGCATTCAAAGAACAGATTGCTGATGAACTAAAAGACGTTCCAAATCGTGAAGAATTCGAAGCGACTATTACAGAAAAACTTGCTACTTCAAAAGCTGAAATTAAAACACAGATTGACACAGCTAAAACACAGGCAGAATCAAATGCTAAAGCCTACGCTGATGAAATCAACCAGGCAACAGCAGAAGTCGCAGAACAAGCGAATACAGCTGCCAACAGTTTAAAATCTGACTTAGCCAAAGTCAAAACTGATTTGACTACCACAACGTCAACTGCAAATGCTGCTAAGACGTCAGCGAGTGAAGCTAAACAACAACTCACTACTGTAGCTAACGATTTGTCTAAAGCCAAAACAGACTTGCAAAACGCAGTTAGCGCGGTTGACACAAAAGCTACGAATTTGCAGAGTGAAGTATCAAATCTCAATACAAGTTTGTCTAACACAGCTAAAGCGTTGCAGACACAAGGAACGACTTTAGCCAATCAAGCTAAAGAGTTACAGGCACAAGCTAGTCAGTTAACAGCACAAGCAAAGGCACAAGAGACGTTAACCACACGGGTAGAGAACGTTGAGACTACTGCCAACGGCACTAAGACAACAGTCAGCGAATTAAACAAAACAGTTGCTCAAAATGGCAAAGACATTACAAGCATATCGAACCGTACTAAAACAGTTGAAACTAGTTTAACTAGCGCTAAAACGTCAATTAGTGAACTACAAACAAGTGTATCAACAGCTCAAACTGATTTAACGAATCTGACTAAGCGAACTAAGACTGTTGAAGATGGCTTGACAGGAACTAAAACTAATCTTAGTGAGTTAACACAAACTGTTTCAAACGATGGTAAGACGATTGCTAGTCTAACCAGTCGAACTAAAACGGTAGAGGACAGCGTAAGTGGTCTTAAGACCACGATGTCAAGCGTGCAGAAAGATTTAACTGCTGTTACAACTCGCACTAAAACAGTTGAAGATGATTTGTCAGGAACTAAAACAACATTATCACAAGTACAGACAACAGCTAACAGTGCTAGTCAGAAAACAGCTGCTCTAGAAACTGGCTTGAATGGGTTGGGTGCTAGATTTAGTAGCCTAAAAATAGGCGGAAGAAATTTGCTAACCAAAACCAACCAAGGGAAAACGAATTGGTCATGGGCTATTTCGAGCGGCGGAACGACTGCCGAAAATTATGACGTTGACGGAGTCAATGCAGTTAAATTGACACGTACAAAAGATAGTCCATCTTCGTGGGATTACATTCGATATCAGGGGTTACTAAGAAATCTTATTGAACCAGACACGAAATACACGCTTTCATTTGATGTCAAACCAAGCGTTGACGTGACTTTCACAGCGTCATTGAGGCGTGGCGATAGCGGCGCCCCACTCACAAATAGCACAACAATGAATAAAGCCACAGCTAATCAGTGGAATAAAGTCTCTTGTGTTTTAACATCAAAAGCAACATTGCCAGATGACTTGTCACAAGTCGTTTACCTTTCAGGTATGCCGACCGCCAACGGAAACACAGTTATGTTTAAAAACATCAAGCTCGAAAAAGGCAACATCGCAACAGATTATAGCCCAAACGAAGCCGACATTGAATCAAAAGTGGCCGAATACAAGCAGAACGCAGACCAAAACTATGCAAGTTTGCAAACGACCGTCCAAAATCTGGACGGAACAGTGCAGCAGAACAAGACTGTCGCAGACCAAACAGCGCAAGGGTTTAAGACACGCATTGAATCACTTGAAACGTACAAGAGCGGTGAATCAACACGAGCTAATCAATACTTTGAGAGCGCTAAGACTGAAACAGCACGGCAATTGACTGCTGAACGTACAGCGATTGCTAAGGACTACGTTGCTAAGTCAACATATACTAGTGATGTGACTGGCATTCGTAATGACTTAACAGCAACGACCACAACAGCCAATACGACTAAAACCAATCTTGCTAACTATCAAGCTAGCAACGATAAAGCAGTAGCTAACTTGCAAAGCAATCTACAAACAGCGAATGGTAACATTAGCAGTTTGCAGACGAAAGTTGAAGCAGTTCCCGGCCAAATCACCAGCGCGGTGTCTGCAGTTGAGGGCAAAATACTGACAAGTGTTGGTGGTCGAAACTTTTGGATTCAATCAAAAGCAACGGGTGGGTTTGTAGAAGAAACACTACCAGACAACCACGTCACAGGTCAGAAGAAGTGTTATCGTATATTGAATAACCAAAAAATAGAGTTTGATATTGAGCCAGATTTCAGCTCTAGACTGTATCAAAAAGTTACTTTTAGCGCTTGGGTGAAATATGAGAATGTCGTTCAAGGTGCGAAAGGCTGGAATAAGTTTGAAGTATTTAAACATACGTTGTATCGAAAAAATAGTTCAACGGGTGCAACAAGTTCCGCAGATCCCGTTGTATTAGCAGAACTTGTCGGAACGTCAGACTGGAAATATGTCACGTACACTTATGACTATTCAAACAACAAGTCATATGACCAGCTTAAAACTAACTTGCGTTTCGTACTTGAAGGCGTAAAGAGCGGCACAGCTTGGGTAACTGGTATCAAGGTCGAAATTGGTTCAATTCCGTCTGATTACTCACCAGCTCCAGAAGATACAGTCACACAAATCAGCAATCTGGCTAGCCGAATTCAACAAACCGCAGACGGCATGACGTTGCTTGCCACCAAGACAGAGCTAGACAGTGCTAAAACTGAGTTGCAATCCGGTATCACCACAGCTACCAATAAAGCTAATGCAGCACAAGCTACTGCTAACAGCAATGCACAAGCAATCAGTACACATACGACACAAATCAGCGCATTAAATACAGGCTTGCAAGCGAAAGTCTCACAGACTGATTTCAATACGCTGTCTGGTCGCGTGACAACTGCTGAAAACAATATCACAGCTAAAGCTAACGAGTTGAGCAGTAAGATTACGAGTGTGGAGGGAAAAATACCGACAACAATTGGTGGACGGAATTTACTGACGAAAACGAATCAGGGGAAAACTAACTGGAACTGGGTCATGCAAGCTGGTGATAAAACGATTGAATCTGTTAGTTCTGAAGGTATCAATGCGGTGAAACTAATGAAAGGGACCGCAACACCTCATAGCGGCTTCAGTGTAATTTATTGCGGTGGCGTACTGTCTAAGCTTATAGAATCAGATACTCAATATACTTTATCATTTGACGTATATCCAAGCGTGAACGTTACGTTCAACGCCACGCTTATGGATAGTGATAGTAGCGATAGGCTTACAACTGTAGCAACTATGAATGCTGCCGCTGCTAACAAATGGACGAAAGTAAGCTGTATACTCACACGTCTCAAGAATTTACCAGCAAATATAGGTGGACAAGTTGTCTATTTGACAGGCATGTCTAGTGCTAACGGTGTTAGCTATATTATCAAGAATATTAAGCTCGAAAAAGGCAATATACCCACAGATTGGTCTCCAGCACCAGAAGACTACGACAGCAAGCTAGCCAGTGCGCAGTCTGAAATCAAACAGACGACTGACGCAATCACCGCAAGCGTGTCAAGCGTACAGACTGCAGCAAGTAATGCGCAATCAACAGCGAACACAGCTGTTTCAAAAGCGGACGCAGCACAAGCTGGTGTTAATACACTAGACAGCACGACGGTTAAGAGCGCTAGCTTGACTATTAATACAGACGGAATCGTTATGAAAGCTGGCAAGTCAACGACTGATGTTGCTAATGCTATCGGTTCTTATTTTGCTGTCAATCAGAATGCTATCAATCTGTTTGCCGACAAGATAAAAGTCAAAGGTAGCATGATTGTTGACGGTGCTATCACAAGTAATAAGATAGCTAGCAAATCGATTAATACGGCACATTTGAACGGTAAAATCATTACTGCTGACGTGATAGCCACAGGAGCGATTACAGCAAATGCCATTAAAGCAGGAGCGGTAACTACCGACAAGATGACAGCGAACAGTATCAATGGCGACCGTATCACAGCTGGCACATTAGATGCAGCCAAAATCAAAGCTGGTAGCATTACAGCTAGTCAAATTGCAAGTGGCACAATTACCAGCGCACAAATCAAAACAGGAACAATTAGTGCAGCGAATATCGCCGCAGGTGCGATTACCACAGATAAAATAGCTGCTAATTCTATTAATTCAAGCAAAATTGTATCAAGTGGTATTACAGCGAACGTTATCAAAGGTGGTAAATTACAATCACTATCTAACGCAACTAATTTTGAACTTGATACTGGTAAGCTTTTTTACAATAACAACAACACTGGTATTTTTCGTGTTCAAGCAAACGCTAGTACAATGGGACTTAAATTTTCAAATACTAGTATCACAGTTAGTGGAACTAGCCGAATCTTATCGCGAGTTATTTTAGGCGGTGACCGTCGTGAAACTTCACTAGATGACGGAAAGTGGGACCAAGGTGGGTTTACTGGTATTGTGGCTGAAACAATCAACGGCGTTGATTCTAACGCTCACAGTCAAGCTGATACTTTACGTGTGATTGGAGATAATATTTATTTCACCCACAGTTACAACTACGACGCTCAAACAAAAACAAGTGCACAAGGTTGGAAGATGGAAACGTTCAGCCCTTTTTCAAGTTATGCAGGAAATGTCGTCTTGAAACCGTACGGTATTAATTATCGTCAATCAGACATCATCACTGGTGATGTTCGTTTAGATAACGGGGATGGCTCTGGTTATTGGGTGCGAGGATGTATAAGGACTTTAAGAAACTGTTTTCAACATTATCTCAACGGTGGAACAACATCAGGTGCTATGAATGCAATACGAGATGCTTTAAAAGAAATTTCAGGAGTTTAATATGGATAAAAATCAATTAATTATTAATGAATTACTACAAAAACTAGCCACTGCACAATATGAAGCAGTACAATTACGCGCTGAATTGATTGTGGCTAATCAACATAACAGCGAACTTGAAGATAAGTTGGCTACGTTGATGCCTAAAAATAACGAATTGAAAGGAGGTGATGAATAATGAGAGCATGGAACGTTGTCGGAAAATACCCAATTTACACTGATGGAAAAGTAACACACACAGAAATCACACTAGCTACTTTGTCAGGTAGTTACGGCACATTTACTGAACGCATTGCAGGTGATCACACAGGTAAAACTAACGATGAACTTATTGAATTAGCTCGTGATGCATATTTCAAAACCGAATATGCTGATAAAGCTATGCCAGAGGCAGTACAAAAAGTTGATGCAATGTCTGCGACAGTCGAACAAGCTAGTGAAAAACTTGAACAGGTTGAAACTGCAATTTCAAACTTAAGCAACATGGTCACAACGGTAACTAAAGCAGTTGAAGAAGCTAAAGAAGAAACAGCTAAAAATGTTGCATTAGTTAAAAACGCAACTGACAGCATTACACAATTAATGGAAACATTATCTTTATTAGAAATGCCAACCGAAGACGTCGAAGAAGATGGAGGACAATCAAATGAAAATTAAATGGTCTGAAAAAGCAATTGATACTTTTGGTAGATTTTACGCAGGTCAAATTTCGATGGGGTGGCTTACACTTGATGAAGTCCCTGCGCAATTTAAGGAACGTACACAGTATTATGTTGACTTAGCTAACCAAGAGCAAGAAATGCAAGAACCTTAGAATCGAGGTTGTAAGATAGATATGTGGAAACCAGAATTTTTAAGCATGATTTTAAGTGCGTCAGTCTCAGTATTGACGCTCTTTACTTTTTTTCAATCTCGCATGACTAATAGCGAACGTCGCACTACAATTCTTGAAGAAAATGCAAAACAGCGTGATAAAGAACTAGTTGAAATTAAAAAACGTTTAGATAATCACGACAAACAGAATGAAGCACTTATTCGACTAACTACCGAAATCACCAATCTGAGTGAAAAAGTCGAAAAAATCGATACTAAATTGGAGGAATTATCATGATTAATTGGAAATTACGTTTTAAAAACAAAGCTACACTTATTGCTATTGCTAGTACAGTGATTTTGTTAGCACAACAATTGGGCTTGAAACTACCAGATAACATTGAGGACGTTGTCAATACAGTTTTAACTTTGCTTGTATTGCTGGGGGTGGTCAATGACCCAACAACCGCAGGGCTAAAAGACAGTGAAACAGCTTTAACATACGATAAACCAAAGGAGGAAAATAAATGAATACAGATGCACTTATTAACTGGTTTGAATCTCGTCGTGGTAAATTAACTTACTCAATGTATGGATCACGTAATGGCTCAGATGGTACTGCAGATTGCTCTGGTTCAGTATCTCAAGCTCTTAAAGAAGCAGGTATTCCTATCAAAGGTTTACCATCAACTGTAACACTCGGTACACAACTTGCTCAAAATGGCTTTATTCGTGTATCTCGTAACACAGACTGGACTGCTCGACGTGGTGATATCGTATTGATGTCATGGGGTGCAGATATGTCTACTTCAGGTGGTGCTGGCGGACACGTTGGTGTTATGGAAGACGCTAACACATTTATCTCAGTTGATTACTGGACTGGTGGTGCTGCTGGACAAGCTGTATCTTCTCACAACTGGGATCAATACTACAATGCTCAACGACCACGATACATTGAAGCATGGCGTTATAATGGTGCAGGAGGTAACCAACAACCTAATACTTCTGTATCTCAAACACCTACACGCAAACCAGATTCAAAAGCATATTATCTTGCAAATGATGTTGCGTTTGTTAACGGAATCTATCAAATCAAATGTGATTACCTTGCGCCGGTTGGCTTCGATTGGAATGACAATGGTGTCCCTGTTGGATTGGTAAACTGGGTAGACGAAAACGGTAATAACGTACGTGACGGAGCATATAAAGACTTCAAACCAGGTATGTATTTCAGCTTTGAAATTGATGAAGCTCATATTGCAGACACTGGTGAAGGCGGTTACTATGGTGGTTACTACTGGCGTAAATTTGAATTCGGTCAATTTGGTACTGTATGGTTGTCATGTCGTGATAAAGATGATCTAGTTAATTACTACAAGTAAATTTGATATAATTAAATAGCAGACACTTTAACACGCCCTCAGCTCTTGCTGGGGGCGTGTT